TTATAGCATTTGTAATTAGCCCTATCAGGCACGTCAAATTCAGTATCCAAAACCATAATTTCTTCCTTCTTGAGCGTTATATTCATATCCAAAAGCATAAAACAATGGCGAATTAGCAATCATTATTAGCTTACGTTTTGCTTCTAAAGTTTTACCTCTGCGTTCTAACAATAAAGTAATCTGCGCTCTATTCTTAAACATTTCCCTATTTTTAAGGGTTTCCATCATTCGTATGGAAAAAACAGATTTATCAATCATATTACATACCCTGTCCGTAAATAATTAACACCAAAAATAACGATTGCAATTACCAGACCCATAAGGCCACCTAATGCTAATTCTATTAAAGTTGCTTTCATATTTCCCCCAAAATTAAAAAAGTCAGGTCAAAGTCTTTTTAGTCTGAAATCTCTAAGAGCCATAGAGCTGAATAGTGTCGTTGACCTGATGTATGTAATTTATTACAGAATTTGAATAAAAATCTTGATCTAGGTCAATATTTTTAAAAATAATTTAGGTGTTGTATTTTTACAACAGGGTGGGGCTGACACCTCACGGAAGGATTTTTGGCGGGGGATCACCAATGCCAGCCCCATAAATTCTATAGTCCCGATTTTAACTGAAAAAAGCGTAATAAGTGAAAAAAGCACTTTAATCCCTTTTGCAACTCATCTTCTGGGATTTCGCACAACTTCACTTCATTAGTTAAGCCGTTTACAAACATAATTCCGCATCTAGCACCCTCTAAACCAAGCAATTCTCGGTAAGCTGCCATTTGCATGATATGCTCATCGTATGGAACGACCTTTTCCAAAGGGACTTCTTTAGTCTTAAAATCTACAACAACCCCTGGCACACCTTTAATCTTGTCTGCTTTAGCATATAAATCCACCTTGCCACCAAACTTTAATTCTGTATGGCTTGCACTAACTTCAGGAAGCCACGCCCTAGCCCCATAAGCGGCTTGTAAGGCGTTTTCTACGTTACGGCAATAGGTAGGTACTGATTCCAGCAAAATGCCGTCAAAGAAGCTCTCAATGATGTTGTGAATGGCAGTTCCCCTTGCCGCAGCATCTTTTCCTTGCGCCCTTGAATCGCTTAATACACGACTAAGCCAATCTTTTTCTTCTTCACCATCTAGGCGAGGTAATGTAAGTGCAGCGAGGATGGCTTGTTCTTGTTTCCATCTGTCAAGTCCTGGCTTTGCTGCAACTCCAATGACTGTGGTAACGCTGGGCAATAAACCGAGTTTCTTGGCATCTCGTAAGGTTGTCGCTCTTTGTTTTCCGTTTGCACCGATGATTTCGTAGGCGCAATTGCCTGATTCGTCATACCAATGCCCACTTTCACTTTGACTGTCCTTTATTAGCACTTTTTCTTCCCCTTTTTGGTTTTACTTCATCCGTGTTAATGTCATATACAACTTCTACAGGTGCATCTGGAATTATTGCTGCTTCATATTGTGCTGGGATTTCTTGACCGCACCAATCTGATGGCGATTTATTAACCACAACAGGATTGAGCTTACAAGCACCAAGCATATCATTTTGCATAAATACATAAAATTTACAGTTTTTGCAGGCCATTAAATGCCCTTAGAGTAGTTAGTAATTCTCATGCTATCTTCTTGAAATACGCATAAGTCTGCTGCAACAAGCAAAACCGCCTTAATGACTGATGCTAAATCTTCCGGTCTAAAACTAATGAGTTGTTGTTCTTCATCAACATTGACCCCCATCCATACTTTTTCCGTGTATTTAGTTTCAATAATGTCTTTAATTTGGTTCTGCATAACTATTTCCTTTTAAAATCTCTTTATGTCTTTGTTTATGACAGGGTTGGCATAACCATACGATTTCCAAGGGAAGGTCGTAGGATTCGTGATGTGCAAGAGTTTTCTCAGAAGAACACCGTGCGCATGGCTGCTGAACAAGATTCCCGTTGCGGATAGCTCTTGCAACTGCGTTATGACACTTCGTGCGTCTTGAATCTGTTTCTCGCCACATTTTTGTTTGCTCTTTTTGGAGTGCAATTCTGTGCGGTTCTTTTGCCCTTTTTCTATCATATTCTCTGACTTTCTTTAAGTTTTTTGCCCTATGGTTATTTGCATCTACTTTTGCACAGTCTTTGCATTTTCCAAGATAACCATCAGCCATTCCTAAATGTTTGTAGAAACTAGCTAATGGTTTTTCTTTATTACATTTAAAACAAGTTTTCATGGCAATCTCCTTTATGCCATTATACCCATTTTAATTTAAAACGGAACACTATCATCAATAAAAGGCTCAGATTTAGGTAGCTCATCCGATCCAGCAGCTTTAAATCCCATAGGCAGTTTTTCTTTGCCAATTGAAACACTAAAGAATTTACCTTTTGTACCTTCTTTAACCCAAGCTGACAAATAATGTTCTTTGTTATTAACCATTATTGAGCCTGTGTAATCAGGATGATTGTCTGTAGTTTTGCGGTCATTTTTAAATAAAGAACCACTACCTTCTTTTGGTACATAAGCCATTAGATTTCCTTTGCTTTTACTACTGGTTTAGGTGACGAAGCGGCATTACCGTCATCGTCTGCTTGTACTACTCCAACTACTGCTGCTAATGCGTATCTACGCATATAGGTTAGTGCTGACCCAGCGCCTTGTGCATCAGGCTTTGTGACCGGTACAGACATTAGGTAACTCATATACTCGCCAGACGAATGAGTGAGTACGGTATTGAGTGACATTGTTCCATCCACAAACTCGCCAGGGAATTGCATAACAGCGAGGCCGTTTTCAGCCAATAGACTGCGGCAAGCATCCCACACAGACTCAAGGTCAGCATACTTAGACTTGAAAAACGGATTTGCTGAATCTTTTTTTGCATGGGTCAGTTTCCCTTGAACGATTGATAAAGCGGTGGCTAATTTAGCGATTGACTCTGATTGATTCATTTTTGACCCCTAATTGATGGAAAAGACTCAAGAGGATTGCCAAAAATTTCTCCAAAGCTATTAATAACATCACGCAATACAGGATTAACTTGTGCGTTGCGTGGCTTACCACACGCTTGACGTATGCAGTCAACTTGTTCTTGCGACATAAATTCATTGCTGAACTCCATGTCATCTAAAGCCTTTTCCAAAAATTCTTCATGCTCTAACATCAGTTGGTGTAATTCACCCATCTAAATTCCCCTTAGATACATAGCGAAATTGCTATAAAAGAATCTTAAACCATGTTTTAAAGAAAAGCAACAACTGTTGCAAAAATAATACTTTAGGTTTAAACTTTAGTTTATGAGCCTAAAACTAACACCTCACCAAATGATTGAATTGCTTGGGGGCGTAAAAAAAGTAAGCAAAAAATTCAATATTTCTGTGCAAGCCGTGTATAAATGGCAAAAAGAAAATGAAATACCAGCAGAAAAACTTATGATGTTGGCAGCTTTGATTGAAAAAGAATCTTATGGATTGGTAACAAGAAAAGATATGTTTCCAAATCATTGGTCATGGATATGGCCTGAACTGCTGCTAAAAAACAACACATGAAAATTTATAATCCAGAACAAATTGCTATTTTGTTAAAAATAGGACTTGATCCAAATGTTGAATATTTTTATAAAAATGATAAAAAAAAGCATTTTTATAACAATTCTTTATATCCATTAGCTTTAAAAATTAGATCAATTACAAGTTATGCCTGTAAAAAACCTTATAAAAATAAATCTAACAGTTTTAAATATTTAGGTTGTGTTTATGATGTTTTCAAAATTCATATTGAAAAACAATTTTTACCAGGAATGTCATGGGAAAATTATGGTTTATGGCATATAGATCACATTGTTCCTATTTCAATAGCAAAATCTGAAGAAGAAATGCTTGTTTTTGGTAAATTTACAAATTTGCGACCAATGTGGGCAAAAGAAAATATTTCAAAAAAGAACAAAAAATTATATTTATTATGAACAGAGAAGAAATGTTACTTAAAATGCTTGCAAGAGCAGACGAAGAAATTAAACAATTACAATACAGAACTGATTTTTTAACAAAAGAATTATCTCAACTTAGAGAACGATTAAATTATATGGATCATCAAGTTTATGGGGGATCAACAAAATGAAAATTGACGTAAAAATCATTAAGGAAAACGAAGATGGATCAGCCAACGCTCAAGTTGACTTTGACAAAGAAGGACTTGAAACCCTTGTCCAATGGGGTCTTGTTGGTATCCTTACCAAAGCAATTGATGAATATCGAATTAAACCCGAAGAAGCTGAGACTGTTATTCAGCCAAAAAGAACTAAAAAACAAAAATAAGTAGTAAAATCTATGGGATGGCTAGTAGTGGATGCTACGAAAGACTGATTAGTCACCAGTTTGCCTATCCCACCTAAATGACTAACCTTTTGACAAAGGATGCAATATGTTGAAGTTTCCGCCTCAAGATGGCATTGAAATATATCCATCAAAATCTGGTCTTATATGTTTAGAACAAGACTCCCATGAATTTGGTAAAAAAGTACAAGTTTTTCTTACTATTGGGCAATTAAGATCATTAGTTAAACATTCAAACTCTTTAATAGTTAAGGCTGAAGAAGCTAAAAAGGAGTGGGAAAATGAAACTAACTCCTAAAAATTGGGTAAATTTTCAGCACTACAAACATCGTAGTCCGCCTTGGATAAAACTTCATAGAAATTTGCTTGATGATATGCACTATCAACGCTTGCCTGTTGCTAGCAAAGCTCTAGCACCAATGCTTTGGTTGCTTGCAAGTGAGTCTCAAACTGGAACTATTGATACTTCTACAGAAGAAATAGCATTTCGCCTAAGAATGACAGAAAAAGATGTGTTAGATGCCATCAAACCTTTATTGGATATGGGTTTCTTTATTGATGATGACAACGTGCTAGCAGAGTGCTTGCAAGATGCTACGTCAGAGACAAAGAAGAGAAGAGTAGAGACAAAGAAAGAGACAGAGACAGAAGCACCTAAAGGTGTCGATGTGTCTTTATGGAATGATTATTTAAAAGTCCGTAAAGCTGCCAAAAAGCCTCTTACAAACACGGCTTTGAAAGGTTTGATACGAGAGGCTGAAAAAGCTAAAATAACTCTCTCAGATGCCCTGCAAACTTGTTGTGAGCGAAGCTGGGTAGGATTTAAAGCTGAGTGGATTGAAAAACCCATAACTACGCAAGATAGACCAAATCAAAAGTGGGATGCGACCCTTGCTGGAATTATGGCGAAAGGAAAAGAACTTGGAATTGAAGCTAGACCTGGCGAAACCGAAGGACAGTATAGAGAACGAGTCAGATCAGGCAGAGCATAAGCATAGATGCGCTGTAAGATATTTGTTGCACCTACGCCACACAAAAGGATTAAGTTGGTTTAGGAACTACATTACAGACAAAAACTTTAGTAAAGTAGTATTTGATGACTTTTATAAACAATGGAAATTAGGTAACAAGGGGGAATGGAAATGCTGGAAAAATACATTGTTGGGGCAACAGGGATTGGGTATTTGATCACCGGAGTTTTACAGTTTCAAAAAGGGGCTACAGCTAATTCTATTATTTGGATTGGCTATGCTATTGGGCAAACTGGATTGTGGTTAAACCTTAAATGAGGGTTATATGAATGAGTTGGCTCTTTTCGCAGGTGCTGGTGGCGGAATACTTGGGGGACATTTGCTCGGATGGCGAACAGTCTGTGCAGTTGAATGGGAAGCCTATCCAGCAAGCGTATTGTGCGCCAGACAAAATGACGGACTTCTTGAAAGTTTCCCAATCTGGGATGATGTTCAAACCTTTGACGGAAAACCTTGGAGAGGAATTGTTGATGTCGTTTCTGGGGGATTTCCATGCCAGGACATTAGCGCAGCAGGAAAAGGAGCAGGAATTGACGGAGAGCGGTCAGGAATGTGGAAAGAAATGGCAAGGGTCATTCACGAAGTACGACCCAAATACGTCTATGTGGAAAACTCCCCAATGCTCGTTCATAGAGGACTCGGTGTGGTACTTGGACAGTTGGCCGAGATGGGGTTTGATGCGTCATGGGGAGTGCTGGGAGCATCAGACATTAAAGCTAAACATCACAGAAAGAGAATTTGGATTGTTGCCAGACGGAGTGAACTTCTTTCACACCCCAACAACAGGAGCGGATGGTGGAAGCAACAGCCGGAAAGCGTTAAAGAAACGCAAGGAAGCTATATGGCCAACACCAACAACTCCATCAGGGGGCGGAAATGCAGGGGGTTCTGGGGCGCACAAAAACGCTATCAAGAATGGAACTTACATACCATCTTCAATCAATCCGAACCTTTACGAATGGTTGATGGGGTGGCCTCAAGGATGGACAGACTTAAAGCCATTGGAAACGGACAAGTGCCACAAGTGGCTGCTATTGCATGGGAGTTGTTAAATGAAAGAATTTAATCCATACAACGCTTATGATATTTACGAAAAATTTAAATTGGATTATTCAAAAGCTAAAGGTTATTTAGCTGGGCTTGGCGAAAAAAAGAAAATGATTGTTGCCATTATGATGAAAAAATCTAATGAATCTTCTTTAGGAGCACAAGAACGTGAGGCTTATGCTTCAGCAGAATTTGAAAAATATTGCAATGATATTGATGAGGCCACAGCCAATGAAGCATTGTTAAAATTAGAACTTACCCAAGCTCAAATGGAATTTGAAGCCTGGCGATCTGAACAAGCCACAAACCGAAACATAGAAAGAATAACAAGATGACAGATTACGCAGACTCATTACTTAAATTAAACAGGCTTACCAAATCTTTTCTTAATGCGGTATTAAAAAATCGTAAAACAGAAGCGTATTTGATCGCTTGCTCTATTACTGAAACAGCACAAGAACTAGAAGATTGGGCTAGTCAAAATAGTGTCCACTAAAAATGAGAAAATCGCTCTTGATAAAATTGCCCGACTCGGATGTATTGTCTGTAGTGCCGCCTATGGGATTGAAATGCCAGACGTACAATTACACCACGTTAGGCGGTTTGGTCAGCCACGCTCTGCATCCCCTTGCTTACCGCTTTGCTTTGAACACCATCTCGGAAACACCGGAATTCACCTTATGGGTCACAAAGGTTTTACAGCTAAACACGGCTTTACCCAGGAAGCGTTATTGGAGAAAGTCCACGAATTGCTAAATGACTGAT